TTGAAGGAAGCGCGAGCAGGGAAACTGGATACTTCGGGGAGGAGAACATGACGATCGCTATACCTGAGAATATGCGCGCTGACGGTTGGCGCGAGGAGGAACGACCGCTTCCTGACCGTCCCAGCCTGTGCATCTCTGTGGTGTGTCGCGGGGAGCACTCAGACGGGTGCAGGAGGACGGACGAGGGCTGGGCGTGCGCCACCGACTGCGTCGTTGAGGACATGCGCATGATCAACAACTACCACTCGACCGTGGACGAGTTGATCGAGGTGCGCGAGGACGTCAGTCGGCGGTACAAGAGGATCTGGCGCTTCTCGATCCCGCTGCTCGTCTTCGACTACTCGGTCACGCGCGTGAGCTTGCGGAGGCGCTACACGAACGGTCGTAGCAAGGCCGGGCCGAGCGACTACAGCACGTGGGAGGCCATCAGCGGGTTCGCGCTGCTTCGCCGACGGGCGCGGGCGAGGATGGAGCGGGAGATCGCGGCGGAGGGCTCCAAGGAGATGTACGCGTGAGCCCCGTCGACGTAACTCTTTTCGATCGCGACATGGAGATCCTCCAGAAGCGCTATGGGAACGACTCGATCCACAGCGGGAACGAGATGCTCGCGATCGAGCGCATTCCCGTCGACTCTCCGTCGATCATGCGCATCACCTCCGGTCCGGGACTCGATGGGAAGATCATCGGCGGGATCCCCGTCGGACGCGTGACGAGGATATACGGGGGCGAGTCGACCGGTAAGACCAGGCTTGGCTGGAACATCATCGCCAATGCTCAGCGTTATCGATCTGAACGCTTCCCGGACGGCCTTACCTGCGTTTACTGGAATGTAGAAAAGCAGTATGACCCGGTGTTCGTGTCCCGGTTCGGGGTTGACGTGGAGGCGCTCAAGATCGAGGAGAACGACATCATCGAGGATATCGCGGCCTCGATGGAGTTGTTGCTCAGGTCGCGCCACCTGCACATCATCGACTCAGCCTCGTTCGCGAATTCGCTGGAGGAGTTGCTAGGCAAGGAGGGCGGGAAGAATCCTGAGTATCAACATCAAGTCGCGGCGCACGCTAGGGCATGGAAGTTCGCGATCAACCGCATCCATCACGCGATGGACAAGGACGAGAACATCGTCGTGATTATCGATCACGTCGGGATGAAGAACGTCGCTAACGGTCGTGCGCAGGTCGAGGAGCCACTCTCCGGGCGTCGAATGCGATTTCGTTCCGACCTCTCCCTGCACTTCCGCGCAGGCTCGTGGCTGTTCCACAACAAGTACGGCGTTCTGGTCCCGAAGGACGCGATCAAGGAGGAGACGGGTGCGAGCCCAGAGGGGATGAAGTCTCCGGACGGGCAGGAGATATCCGTGATCGTCGCGAAGTCTCGCGTGTGTCGCCCCCTGCGGACAGCGGTGATGCGCTTCGATCTGCGGCGCGCGGAGTTCGACACGGCCTTCGAGTACGCGGAGTGGGGTACCTATTACGACGCCGACGGGAACCTCTCCGCGCGCTCCGGCAAGTCTCCGCTGATCGTCAAGAGCGGGAACTTCTACAAGCCACCCGGATACACGAAGTCGTTCAACGGGGCCGCGCAGATCCAGGCCGCGATAGCCGGAGATCCGATCCTCCAGCAGACCATCCTCTCCTCGATGCTGAGGTCGACCTGATGCTCCTAGTCGCCACCTGCTGCTACAACGAGCTGGAGATCGCGCGGAGGACGATCGAGGCGGCGCTCGCGAACACCGACGTTCCCTTCATCTACGTCCTCGTCGACAACCACCCGCCGTACGAGGGCTACACGCAGGGGCTCCGCGACATCATCGCCGAGCACGGCGGGACCGCCTACACCTACGACGCCGGGGTCAACCTCGGCTGCCACGGTGGTCTGGACCACGCCTGGCACGCGAGCCTCTGGGACGAGCCCGACTACTACGCGAAGGTCGACGACGACACGGTGCCGCCGGCGGGATGGGCCTCGATGCTGATCGACTGTCTCGAGACCGAGCCCGGCATCGCCTTCCTCGCCGTCGACAACACGGCCGCGCGAGATCGCCCCGCCTTCCCCCGAGATCGCCTGTCCAACGGCGTCGAGGTGGAGATGCACCGCGGCTGGCTGTCGTGCTCCTGCGCGGTCGTGCGCGGGTCGTTCTGGCGCGACGCGGGCCCGTTCAACATGCCGGGGCTCTACGGGGGCGAGGAGAATCGTCTCGCCTCGTGGGCGAGTGAACGCGGGATGACGTTCGGGTACGTGACGAGCCTGGTGGCCGAGCACGAGGGCGGCGACTCGCGTCCGTTCTACCAAGCGTGGAAGTTGGTGCACGCGTTGATGGGATGGTCCGGAGACTTCGCAGAGATGATGTCGTCCGAGGAGAACAAGCACGCGGTCTTCGCGCTCTATCGTCGATACTTCGAGTCGCAGGGCGCTGCGGTCCCGCTGAAGATTCCGGAGGGGTGCTGATGTCGTTCGAGAAGATCCTTGAGAAGACCAACTTCTTCGTCGTCAATCATCCGTCCCTGCCGGGAGAGTTCGCCGTGAGGATGAACGTGTCTTTACTCGTCGATCCGGACTACTTGATGGAACACTTCACGGAGATCCAGCGATCCTTGCAGGAGATCGACGGAGTGATCCAGACGCACATCGATGACATTCCTCCGGTCTTGGTTAGTCGTACTATTCGGAAATGGGCGGAGTGATAATGCATCAGTCTGTGATGAGGTTCGTCGAGCAGGTGGTCGCCGACCTAGATCTGGCTAGCAAGGACGTGTTGGAGGTGGGCTCGCTGAACGTGAACGGGAGCGTGCGGAGGTTCTTCTCCGGCGGTTCGTACGTCGGTGTGGACATGCGCGAGGGTCCGGACGTCGATTTGGTGCTGAACGCGCACGCGCTCTATCCTCACTTCGCTTCTGAGTCATTTGATGTGGTCGTCTCGACTGAGATGCTCGAGCACGATGATGCTCCATGGATCTCCGTGTTGCACATGCGAGATGTGATTCGATCAGGCGGAGTCTTGATCTTGACGGCGCGCGGGTACGACGAGCGCGGGTGCTTCCCCCTCCACTCCTACCCTGACGACCTCTGGCGGTTCAGCGTCGAGGGCGTGCGCGTGATGCTGGAGCGCGCGAGGTGGAACGTCGTCAGGGCGGAGCAGGACCCGGAGGCGCCGGGAGTGTTCGCGGTGGCGACGGCCGAGTGATCGTTCACGCTGAGTGTGTGAAGTACATGCGCTCGATGGATGTGTGCTCTGTCGACGCTATCGTGACCGACCCACCATACGGACTTGAGTTCATGGGTAAGGAGTGGGATCGGCTTGTCGCTGCGCCGCGAGGAAGAACGGCCGGTATAGAACATTCTCCGACTCTAGAGAGTCGCGATGACACGCCGTATCACAGAGCGTCGGTCAAGCAACCGTCGTTGTTGTTGCGATGTTCTTCTTGTGGCGGGAATTCTTCCGGGAAGTGGAATCGTTGCAACTGTGATACGCCGATTTTTGAACGTCAATTGGGGCCGACTTATTCCATGCAGAAGTGGCACGAGGAGTGGGCGATCGAGGCTCTGAGAGTCCTGAAGCCGGGTGGGCATCTTCTCGCATTCGGCGGTACTCGTACATATCACCGGCTCGCCTGCGCGATCGAGGACTCCGGGTTTGAGATTCGCGACTGTATCGTTTGGGTGTACGGGCAGGGATTTCCTAAATCTCAGAATGTGTCGAAGATGATTGACAAGATGGCGGGAGCCAAGCGTCCGGTAATTGGTCCAAGAATACGAGTGGACGGTAAGGCTCCTGGGGTTGTCGGGAATCAAGGCGGGTTGACTATGGGTGCTTTTGGCGACCTTCCAATCACTGTGACGGGACCTGCAACTTCTGAGGCTCAGCAGTGGGATGGTTGGGGCACTGCGCTCAAGCCGGCGATGGAGCCGATCGTTGTCGCGCGTAAGCCGTTGATCGGGACCGTCGTCAAGAACGTGTTGAAGTACGGGATGGGCGCGCTGAATATCGATGGTTGTCGGATCTTGACCGATGAGAACTTGAACGGTGGCGCATACGCTGCGCAGCCGAATCGCGATCAGAGTCATAGTTGGAGCGAGGCCACTGGAATGTATGAGGCTGGACGTAGTGCTAATAGCTCTTACGAACAGCCGATAGGGCGATGGCCAGCGAACGTGATCCTTGACGAGGAGGCGGCGCAGATACTCGATGAGCAGACGTGGCACCTAAAGGCGGGAGGCGATCTCACCGGGGATGAACCGACCGCTGAAGCCTTCAGCGGTCCGGTCTACGGAAACGGAAAGTCGCGCGAGGGATGGAGGGCGTACGGAGACTCAGGTGGCGCGTCGAGGTTTTTCTACTGCGCGAAGGCAAGTACTGTCGAGCGCGAGGCGGGATTGCGCGAGGCGTTTTCTCCGACTATGGGGAATGGGATCGGTGGCAAGGAACACGATCCAGAGACGGCGACCAAGAAGTTCAACAAGCATCCGACCGTGAAGCCGATTGACCTGATGCGTTACCTCGTGCGACTCGTTACTCCGCCGGGAGGGCTCGTTCTAGATCCATTCTGCGGATCCGGTACGACCGGCATCGCTGCTCTGCAAGAGGGATTCAGGTTCCTCGGCATCGAGCGCGAGCAGGAGTACGTAGATATCGCGCGAGCGCGCATCGAGCACCACGTAGGTCCGCAGGAAGTCGGTCAGTTCGTCTTGCCGCAGGATTGGTTCGCGTGATAACCCTTTCACTTTGCGTCCCGACCCTAGACTCGCTCGGGGAGATGTACCGGACCTTGGTCGGATCCGCGCGCGCGACCCTTATCGGCGTTTCGTACGAGATCATCTGCGTGGATAACTTCGGCAAGCCTCAGGGATTCACGGCTCCCTTCAACGCGGCAATCCGAGCCGCGCGAGGCGAGTACATCGTGGCCACGAATGACGATGTTCAATTTCTCGACGGATGGTTTCCGCCGCTCAAGCGAGAACTCGACGCTGGCGCGGACGTCGCGATCCCATACACCGAGGACCATCAGCGACACGGGTGGTGGTGTATCGCGATGCGCCGCGAGTTGGTCGCGGAGATGTCCGTCGAGCCAGGCGAGTTCTGGGATCGCCAGTTCGTCCTCTGGTACTCGGACGGAGACTTCCTCAAGAGGCTGGAGCGAGACGGGCGGAGGGTCGCGTACGTGAAGGACTCGCGCATCCTGCACCGAGAGACCGCCTCGCACGATCCGTCTGATCCCGCGACGGCCGCGAGGATCGCCGAGGATGCAGCAGAATTTCAGCGTAAATGGGAGCAATAGTGGGAATCTCGCGGAGCCAGTTGTGGGCCTATCTCGACGGAGCTACCCCGGTGATCGCGCCACTCCTGATCGCTTCGTACGAACGCGAGGAGGAGATCAGGTGGAGGACTGAGGAGAAGTCCCCTCACGGCCACGGCTGGAGCACCAGCTTCCACGCGAGTGCGTTTCCCGGAGACGAGGAGGCGTGCGGGCGGCTGGCCGTGTACGGGCTGATGGGACTCCCGCGCGCGTCGCCGTTTCCGCCGTTCGTCCGTGCGATGCTCGACCACGGACTCGACATCGAGCACCACTTCGTCAGTCGACTCGACTCCTACGGGTCGCTGCTCACCGCGAACGTCGCCGCGAACGATGACTTCCAGACTGGCTTCGAGGACGAGGAACACTGGCTCTCGGGCAACACGGATGGGGTGGTGCTGCCGCGAGGCTGGCGTAAAGGCTTCGTTCTTGAGGTGAAGACTTGCGCGCACGAGAAGGTGATGGCGATGCGCTCGCGTACTCCGTCGTTCATACCGAAGCATCCCCAGTACGTCCGCCAACTCAAGACCTACATCGGCCTCGCCCACGAACTACCGTTCACGCCGACGGTCAACCTCTGCAATGAGACCGGCGCGATCGTTCCTGTCGGCGGTATCTGTCCCGACCACGGCAAGCGATGCGCCTTCACTAGCACTACCCTGCTTCCTCCGGACGACGGCGCGCTGGTCTACTCGTCGCGCGAGGAGCCGCTGACCGTCGCGGAGTTCCGCTACCACTACGACCCGCAGTTTATGGCCGCCGGGCGCGCGAGGCTCGCGGAGTGGCGCGAGGACTTCTTCGCCGGCCGGATCCCCGAGCACCCGTACGAGGGTCGTGGAAAGATGTGGACAGAGAGCCTCTGCAAATATTGCGACCTCAAGAAGATGGGTTGCAAACAGGACTACACGGGCGGCACGACAAGGCTCGAGGAGTCCGCCGTGATCGAGTTCGCGCGAGGAGTGCGGCCGGACTACGACTACCCGAGAGAGCGTGCCGCCGCGTTCCGGCGCTGGGAGGAGCACGATCCACTGACCGACGCCAGCCTGATAGGATCTTCATCCAACCGAGAGGAGTAGGACGAGTGAGCACGACGGTGGCAGCGACGCAGGAGCAACTCGACGCGATCCCCCTGAACGAGGCGCAGGCCGACGCGATCATCGACTACGCGATCAAGGGCGGCCTCTATCGCGGCACCCCGAGGCCCGAGTACAAGATCAACGAGGCCCGCCAGCTCGTGTGGCACGCGCGCCGCGTCCACGACGTCGGCAACAACGGCGAGGTCGTGATGCGACTGCTGGAGATGGCGAACCAGATCGACTTCGTCGCGTCGGTGGACCAGCGAGCCGACAACGTCCCTGCGCCGCCGCCCGATCCGGCCGCGGCTTTTGCGCCCGATGCTCAGGCGCCGCAGAACGGGACCGGAGACTCCACGTACGTCAACTGCACCGACGAGCAGCTCGTCCAGATGCTCCAGGGGCTTGAGCCGTCGGCGCACAACCCGTCCGTCAAGGCGGAGATCGAGAAGATCCAGGCCATCCAGCGAGGGAGGCAGCAGGTTGCAGCGAGTCCGCAAGCGCAAGTCGCACCGTCAGCGCCGCCGATGCCGGCGCCACCCCAATCGCCCCCGGTACCGAGTCAGCCGTCTGCAGGGGTTGTGTCGCCGGTACCCGCGCCGGGAGGACTACAGCCGGGAGTTATCGGCGCTCTTGGCCAGCCGAGTCCGCCAGCCGATGCCGCAGGTCCCGTCGCAGCTCCTGCGTCACCGGCGCCGGACAGGCGAGCGGGACTAGAGGCTCAGCTCACCGGCGGCATCCTGATGGCCTACGGCAGGACGTTTGCGGACGTGGCGGGGATCTCCGACGACGACATGGAGCGCATGATCGCCTTCCCGGGCGGTCCGCAGCCGACGCCGCAGGAGGCACCGTCCGCACTCTCGCAGGTCAGCGCGGAGCGCGAGGCGCTCGAGGAGCAGATCACGGGCCCGGCGCTCAAGGCGCACAAGCGCGGGCGACGCGACATCCCCGACCTCTCCGACGAGGAGTTGCGCTGGATCATCGAGCACCCGCAGGGCCCGCCGTGGCCCGGTCCGGCGTCCGGTCCAGTCCCGCAGCCGACCGTTCAAGAGCCCGTCTTCACCCCGACCCCGCCAACTACTCCGATGCCGGGAGTCTCTGCCACGCCCGTGCCGCCGACCGTGGCTCCGATGGGCTTGTTCGCGCCGACGGAGACGCAACTCCCCTCGACGGTGATGGTCAGGGAGGGTGGCGAGCTCGACGGCGAGCACATGTTCCCGGACGTCGCGAAGCCGCCGCAGGTTCCGCCGGACCTCTCGCAGTTGGACGACGTCGACCTACGCTCGCTTCAGGGCAAGTTCCACGCCGTGCTCGCGCGGGCGAACTGGGTCATCGCCAAGTACAAGGACGAGATCCACGACCTTGAGCGCGCCCTCGTGCTCAAGCGCGCGGCCGTGCGCGATTCTCTGCCGAAGACGATGGACGGCAAGCGCGTGACCAAGGACGACGCGGCGGCGATGGTCGAGACACACCCCGAGGTCGTCGCGCTGTCGGACAGGATCTCGCAGGCGAAGAAGCCGCTGATCAAGATGGAGGCGGTCGCCGTGAACGCGCGCAGTACGTGCGCTCGGTGCTCGCGAGATTGGGCGATGAGGAAGGGCGAGCAGAGTTGGAGGGACGGAGAATGAGCACCCTACCGACCGTCGAGAGCGTTACCGGAGGGGCACAGCCGCCACGCGCTCCGCGCCCAGTCATCACCGTCGTCGCCGACGTGGACGGGAACGGGGTCAAGGCGTACCACATCTACGCCGACATCACCGAGGTCCTGAATCGTCTCGCGGATGGTCACTTTGTTCGCGTCGAGGACGACGGCCGCAACATGTGGATCAACCCGAGTTGCGTGCGGTACGTGACTCAGGGTCGCGTGTCCCTCCCCGTCTCCGCCTCGCCGAGCTCGATCTCTCAGTCAGAGCACGCCAGCGTCGTCTCCGGCACGCATCAGTAGATGGACTCTGACCCGATCATCGGACTGCTTCACGTCGGACGGATGACGGCGAGGTACGCCGAGGAGGGCGCTCTGGCTGACGAGAAGTGGAGCGCGGAGTTCAGCAGCGAGATCGCGCAGGCTTTGAACCATCTATCGAAGGCGATCGGGTTTCGGCAGGGATTGCTCGGGCGAGATGTAGGTCCGGTATTCGCGTGTAAGCGATAGACGGAGTGCGCGTTTTGGGGGTGGACCCAGGCTCTAGGTTCGCCGGCCTCGCGACGGTTGAGGGAGATGAGGTGCTCGACGTCTGTCACTGGTTCGGCAACGGTAAGGACACGCACCCGACTCGGCTCGCGGATTGGTTCCGTTTCCTTGAGGCGTACGTCGCCGTGTGGCAGCCGCATATGGCGTCGATCGAGGTTCACGCCTACGCACGCGACAAGGGCGGGACCGCGACGCATGTTATTTCGTACTATCAGGGAGTTGCGGCGGCGTGCTGCAAGTTGCACGGTCTCGTCGTCATCGAGGCGCGCGCGTCCACGGCGCGCAGCTTTGTGCTCGGCAACGGCGGACTGTCCAAGGACAAGGTCTGGGAGGAGATGCGCCGGCGACACCCGGACCTGTTTTCGCGCAAGGACCAAGGCGGAGAGGACGAGTCGGACGCTCTCGTGCTCGCCCTCGCCGGGCCTACGGTCGCCGAGAGATAGCCCAGCGTAGGCTAGGATTATTGGGGTGGCCCAGGATCTCGAGCCAGTCGCCGGATCGGCCCTAGCCTCGCGCAAGTTCAGGCCGGCGTACGAGATCGCGGCCGCCCGAGCGGCGCAGAGGGCGCAGGACCTGACCGAGGAGTTATTCCGCCAGGCGCTGCACGCCGAGAAGGACTCCGACCGGCGCCAGGCCATCTCGCTCCTCTTCTCGATGGAACTCAACGTGCGTAAGGAGCGCCGCGACGAGGAGGATCACTTCAGCCGTCTTCAGGGGGACGAGCTGGACAAGGCTCTCGTTGCGCGGCTGAAGGAGATCGGCGTCGACCTAGCGGCCTTCGGTGTCGGCGACTGACGAGGTCCCCGCCTGGGTCCACCGCCTCCTCGGCGAGGACCAGGTGCGCGCGATCGAGGAACAGGCGCGCGGGGATCAGGCGGCGCGCGAGGCCAAGGCGCTGAGCGTTCTCGGGAGGGAGGTCGACCGCTTCTCCCTCACCGCCGAGGAGCAGTCCGGGTTCGCCAACTTGGTGCACCGGATGGGCGAGATGTCCGACGCCGAGAAGCAGGAGATGCTGCGGCGACTCACCCCGAACGGCGCGAAGAAGTCGATCGTCGAGGAAGAGCAGGTCGAGCGCGCGAGACAGATGTCCATCCCAGCGCCGCGCAACGACGATCAATTGTGGGAACTCATTCGGGAGTTGACAGGATTCGAGATCCCGCGTGTCGCGGTCTGTGACGATCATTGTGCTCCCTTCGACTGGATTGCTGACGCGTACTTCAATCGTCGCCGAGCGATCTTAGTACTCGCGAGCCGTGAGCTCGGGAAGAGCTTGGGTGCAGCGATCCTCCAGTACGTCAATGCTGAGACTAAGCCTGGATATGAGGGGGTGATCTTCGCTGCGATTCAGCCGCAGGCTAAGCAGGTGTATCGCTACTTGCGGATGTGGGTCTTCTCTCGTGACGAAGACGGTAATCGAAAGCCGAAGCAGCAGATTCTCGGTGACCCGACTCGCGACTATACGGAGTGGCGTACTGGCTCATCAATTCGTGCGATCGTAGGAACGCCCGCCGGAGTAAATAGTCCTCATCCTAATGTCGTTCATGCTGACGAGCTTGACCTAATGGACCAAGAAGTCTTCGAGGAATCTCGAGCGATGGCCTCGTCTTCTGTGGTCGACGGCCTCCGTATTCCAGCGCTAGATATCGTCACCTCGACACGTAAGTCGGCTAAAGGGCCGATGCAGAAGTTGATAGACGAGGTCGAGGAGGCGATCGACGCTGGTCATAAACCGGCTTGGGAAGTGTACGCGTCATGTTTTCGTGAGGCGGCGGCGGAGGTTCCTACTTGTCGTCGAGCAGACCCTGTCCAGCGCGTGCATCGTCTTGTTCAACTAGGGCAAGATCCACGAGAACTATGCCAGTGTCAGGAGTACGTCAAGGGGTCTTGGGGCGTTCAGACGGATCTGGTGACTGGTGAGGAGAAGCCGATTCCGCGTACGATGGAGTCGGTCTGCCGAGGTGACCTCTTTCGATCTCGCGGTTGGTATCAGCTAGTCGACATACTCGGGAAGTTCATGCAGATGTCGAAGGTAAAGTGGGAGGCGCAGATGGAGTGTCGGCGTCCTCTCGCTGATGGTCTCTATCTCCCGAACTATATGCGCGAGCGACATTCGGTTCGCGGCTGGGTTCCGCGCCCTGAGTACGGTCCGATATACGAGGGCGTCGACTGGGGCGGGACGGCTCCGTCGGTGGTCGGGTTCATGCAGCACACGCGGCACTCGGTTCAGATTCGCGGGTATTCCGGTAACGAGATCGTGGTCCCGGAGGGATCGATCGTGATGTTCGACATGATCGTGATGGGCGCGATCGGCGCGACCAAGCTCGCCGATCTCGTCTGCGTGAAGGAGGCGACGTGGCGTCGGCGGTTTCCAGGGTGGCGAGTCGTCGGGCGCTTCTGCGACATGGCCGGGAAGCAGCAGCGAGAGGACTGGCACGCGCACTCGCCGCCGCTGCGAACCCACTGGTACGTGGATCGCGCGTTCGACCACACCGTAGAGTCGCTGCAGGACTACGTGACCGACGATCGCTACTACGTCGACCTCGAGACCTGCGCGTCGCTCGCCGACGACTTCGAGGCGTGGAGGATGAAGGGCGGCCGCGAGGTCAAAGACGAGTCGACCCACGGGCCGGCGATGGCTAGGTACGCCTCGGCGAACATCCGCGTCCTGCATCGCAACCAGGATCGGCGCAAGCGGACGGCCGCGGTCCTGCCGGTGGTGCGCGAGCGCGGGCTCGAACCGCATCAGCACCTGCCGACGGTCGGCGGAGTAGAATCGCTCGGCCAATCCGGCGGAGTTGAGAGCGGTAACTGGAGGAGATCACTTGCCCCGGCCACTCCCAGCGTCGGCAACAACCATGGCGAGCAAGGCTGGAGGATAGGCTGACATGCCGATCGACCCGGACATAGAACGCCTTCTTCTCGCCCGCGATCGACAGCAGCCGGTTCCGCCGAGTCGCGAGACCGGCTTCGGACCGGGCCCGTGGGGGCAAGGATACCCGGCACCGAGGACGGGGGTTCCTGATCCTCCGGCTGGGCGTGGCGGAGGACCCGCTTGGGGCCAAGTGCCGTTCGCCGGCTACGAGTCCGCACAGGACCTCTCTCCCACCGAGGGCGCGGATCTTCAGGGTCTGATCGACAAGGGGGTGGCCGCGCGGCTCAAGCAGGCGCGCTCGATCGCCCCGTCGATCCGACAGCAATCTCAGGCCGAACTCATCAACCTCACGCTCGCCTACGAGCGTCTCGGCAACCCGTTCTCGCAGCGGCGCATCCCCTTCTCCGTGCTGCGCGACATGACGACGGATCCGATGATTTACTTCGCCCATTTCTACACGGCGGTCCCGCTTGTACGCGCGAACTGGCGGATTGAGTGCCCCGACGCGCAGGTAGCGGCGGCCGTCGACTTCGCGCTGCGTCAGGTCAACTCCTCGCTTCAGGTCCAGATCCTGAACAAGAACCTCTACGGGTACCAAGCAATGTGCAAGAGGTTCAAGCTCGGGAAGATCGGCGGGTACTACCGCGATCCGCAGTCGTTCGATCCGCTCACCGAGAAGCCGATCTGGGACTCGTCTGTCGATGCGTTGCTGTGGGACCACGCGTACGTGTTCGCGCCGGAGCACGTGATGCCGCGGTGGAACGAGCGCGGAGACTTTGCTGGCTACTACTACTCGATCGTCCCGCTCCCCAATCCGATCCAGATCGGTCTCGCGAATCTCTACGGGTACGCCGTTGTCCCCGGATTCGAGGTGACGTCGGAGTTCGCGATGTGGACGATCGGGGAAAAATTCAATGTCTTCGGGTCGATATATGGGTCACCTCGTGTGACTCGCGTATATCGTCACTGGTGGTCATACTGGTACCTCTGGGCCATCGCGGACCGTGCGTTCGAGAACAACGCGGACCCGCCGAAGCGCGTCTACTACCCGGCCGACGTGGATCAGGTGATCGACCCGGAGGACCCGAGCATCTCGTCCAACCCGCAGGTCAAGCATCTGCAGTCCGTCGCGCTGGCCCTCGGCGAGCGAGCGAGATCAGGCGCCACGCTCGCGATCCCCGGCGGGTTCGTGCGCGACGACACCGGGAAGATGACCGGCGAGCGCGAGTGGGACATCGACTTCCTCAAGCCGACCGCAGACTTCGAGGCGATGGCGAGGCGCTTTTCCTACCTCGACTCCCTGAAGTTTAGAGGAATGCTAGTGCCGGAGGAGGCATTCGTCTCCGGGTCGCAGAGCAGTTCTGGATCGAAGGGCGGGACATCGCGGCTGATGGGAATCCAACTCGGAGAGGTCTACCAGCAGGCCCAGCAACTGCTCGCCGACGAGAACGACGAGCAGACCATCAATACATGCATGATCCCGCAGTTCATCGCCGCGAACTTCCCGGATCGTGCTGGGGTTCCCTGCAGGAAGATCACCGAGGGGTTCGGTGCCTACGACGTCGAGATCATGAAGCAGATCATCCAGCTCGTCGGTCAGGTGACCGGCAGCGTCCTGCCGGTGGACATCAGGTCTTTGCTCAAGCAGGCCGGGATGCCGCTCCTCTCTCAGAAGGAATTCGACGCCGAACTCGCGCAGATCGCCAAGCAGGCAGAGGCGATGCAGCCGCAGCCGCAGGAACCGCAGAAGACCGGAATGCAGGGATACAACAGCGGGGTAGAGAAGACACGCTCGGGGTTGTCCATCTACGTTCAACCGCCGGGGCGCATCGACCTCGCGACCTCCGGTCAAGGCTTCCTCTCCGAGCTACCTGACGTCCCTGCGTACAAGGACCCGAGCGTGCGCGCGTCGATGATGAGGCTGCGCAAGCTGATGCTCGACCACTACCGCGAGCAGGTCGACTCGTTCGTCGAGTCTCTGCGCGAGCGCCCGTCCATCCAACTCGCCCAGTCCACGTCCGGCCAACAGCAGCAGGCGCGAGCGTCCGCGCAGGGGACGACCACCCCGACACAGCCGACCGCGGTGGCTACGATGCCGCGCGCTCAGGCCGTCGGCGTCGCCTCGAGCGTCGTCTCAGGCTGGCGTACCGCCCGACCGTCCAGCGTCGTCACGGCCGCGGTCGCCGTCGTTCTGCTCGCCGTCGCCGTGCGGGCTGCGAGGCGCGAGCTCAAGGCGGCCCACCTCTCGCTTGACGCGCTCGACGAGGCCGGGATGGGTGCGTGGGCGCAGCAGCGGGCCGCCTTCGTCGCCTCCTCCACCGAGTCCACGCTCGACGGTGAGTTCGAGACCTTCATGCGTGATGAGTTGGAGCGCGGTGTGCCGGTCGCGCAGATGGTCGTCGACGCCGAGCAGCGCTTCGCCGACACCGCCGAGACCCACGCCGAGCGCGTGGTGAGCGCCGAGGTCTTGCCGGCGTACAACAGGGGCGCGCTGACAGCGTTGCGGGACGCCGGGGTCGCTCAGGTGATGGCCCATGATGCGTCCGATGGCGCCAATCTACTTACTGATCGTGAGTGCCTTACCCGTCAAGGACAGGTGTACTCGGTCGACGAGGCGATCAAGGTCTCGGAACTTGAGCATATTCGTGGAACCTTGTTCTGGACTCCACTCGCGACCGACGCGTTCACGATCGTGCGCGGCGAGGTCCCGATGCACCTGAATGGCAAG